AGGTTTCACCCTTTTTAATATTCTTGGCATGTCTAGCCTTAAAGGATTTCTGTCTTGCTGTTGGTTGCCTGTCACCTGTTACACCTTGTTGACCAAAGCGTACTACCTTAGGCTTATCTTTAGTACCAATCAACACCGCATGAGACTTAGAGGCATTTGGCGTTCTTTTAGGTATCCGCAAACCCTTAAAGGTTTCTCCTGCGTGTGTAATAGTCATTACTTTTTCTTTCCGTACTTAGCCATGATAGCAGCTACCTGCTTCTGTGGCTTACCACCAAAGGACATCTTCTTGCCTGTCTTCTTAGACGCAGCCTTAGCCTTAGCAATACCTTCTTTAGTATACTTGTATTCTTTACCTGCTACTTCTGGCATATCATACTCCAAAGTAAAAAAGGGAGTAGCCGTTAAGCTACCCCCAATATTCTTAGACCTCTACAAGACCGATACATGATGCAGGACGCAGGACGTTATGCCCCATTGCGTATTTTGCCACCATGAGTGTGCCTTGACGGTTAATTTGATACTCAGACTCCATGCCCAAGTCAAGCAACTTGACAGTAGCAACAGCTTCTGGTGTGAAGACAAAGCCACGGAACTTAGCAGCTTCTGCAACCATGTCACGTCCATCTACAGGAGCAGTTGGAAGGTCATAGTGAGTAGTGCGTCCAGAACCAGCAGTGTTTGCTAGTGGCTGGTTGTCAACAGTAACACCCTCAGCCGGATCACCAGTTGTAAAGTTGGTGTACAGCTTAGTTACGTCAGCATGGTTTGACATGATTACAGGAATACCTGCAATTGACGGAACCATACCTGAAGCAATTGAACCGTTACCACCAAAGTCTTGGTTCATGTATGTCAGCTTTGAGCCATCAGTTACATCCATCAGTGCATAGTACTGTGCTGGTGGAAGGACAACTACAGCGTTGTCTGATGGTACGTTAGCAATGTCCATGGTCTTCTTGGCATCAAAGACAGCCTTAGCAATCTTAGCTGGATCAAGAGAGTCAGCAGTAGCTGTACCAATGTTGACATTTGAAGTGAAGTCTTCCTCAGTGAAGGCTTTGTAGTCTTGGATCAGACCAGCAGCGGCTGTCGCGTTAGTTGACAGTGCAGCTTTAACAAGCATACGAGCTACGTTCCGGTCTGCTTCGTTAGCTAGTGCAATACCAGCTTCCTTTGAGTAGATTGAACGTACATCATAGTGGTTGATAGCTTCATCAATGTTAGCAATGAACTGGCTTGAGATAAGCAAGTCATCAATTGTGACGATACGCTCACCCGCACGGATTGAGCCACCTGTGATCTCGTTGCCAGGGGTCAAGTACTCAGCAGTTGCACGGCCTGTCATTGGGAATGAAGCAGACTTACCTTTTGAGATTGTGCGAGTACGCACTTTATCCATAAGGACTTTCTTTTCCTCATAGGCTGTTAGGACTTCGCCAGCATACAGCTTGAGGAACAGGTCACGAACGTCACCTGTTAGGTTATTTTGACCTTGGAAGCTTACGCTATAGGCCGGATTTGAAGCAGCTTGTGCCATTTTGAATTACTCCTTAGTGAGTATAATGTGAGTTGAAATACACTCTGCATTACACTACATCCTTTCTCCAAGATTGTCCCTCGCAAGGGGTCAGGGGTAATCGTTTGTTATGTTTAGCTTCGTGTTAGGGATATGATCCCTTCTAGGCACACCGTAATGTAACTAGAAGGAAGGGGGACTCTTATACAATCCCCCAACCCCATGCAACAATGTTAGAACAGACTAGACTTGGCTAGCTTATCAGCAACCTGCTGTCTGTAAGCGGGGTCTTTGCCGTATCTGGGGTCACGCATAGCAGCAGTTAATTCTGCATTGCTATCAAACTTCCCGCCAGAGGACACAGAACCTGTCTGTCCCCTAAGGAGACTAGGCTCTGCCTCAGAACGATAACGAGCATTAAGACCTTGGATCGCCAACTTAATCATGTTAGTGTCGCGCGATCCCATTGTTGAGTTAAACGCATCAATCTCGTCAGCGGGTAGATTATCTGCTGCCCACTGTACGAGTCCTTGATACTGTTCTGCACCACCTACTAGGTTGTACATACTAGACTGGACTTGTTGTGACAGAGCGTTCTGTCCGTCAATCCATGAGTCAACTACTGCCTGTGAGAAACCAGCCTCAGCTAGTGCTGCGTAGGCATCTTCAGTTAGTCCACCTAGCTCTTCATATTCCTTCTGGAACGCATCAAAGTCTAGGCCGTTTGCATCTAGTGCATCAGCAATGTCAGAAGGTGTAGCTTCTGCTACCTGTTCTTCTGTTACTTCTGATTCTTGATCCTGTTGAGGCTGGCCTAGCTTACTCTCTAATGCAGAGTATGCCTTAGCCATATCCTCAACTGAATTAAACTTTTCAGGTAGCCACTCAGGACGCTCAGGGTCTTGTTGACTACCTTCTACTTTCGCCAGCATAGCATCTACATGCTCTTGTGACTCAGCAGGTTCTTCTTGATAAGTGTTAATACTGTCTGCCATATATTTTTCCTAACCTTCTACAGCCCCTTTAGCTAGTTGCGGAGCAGCACTCTGTGCCATCTGCATAGCTGCTTGAGCTTCCATCTGTTCTTGTTGCGCTTGTTGTTGCATCATCTGCTCTTGTTGTTTCTGCTCAGGTGACTTAATAAGTCCTGAGGTATCAATACCAAGTGATGCTGCTAGGCGATCAATGTAATCACCCAAGTTCATCTCACTCTGAATAACTTCTGGCCCCAGCGGTTGAAGATATTGTAAGAAAGATGCTAGTTTATTCAAGTCTTGTCCACGGCCTAGTGCCTCAATACCTGTAACAACAGTAGGCTTGACACTATCCTTAGGCATACGTGGCATCTTACCCTGCTTAGTTAATGACTCAAGCAGTAGGTTAATTAGTGGTAGCTGGAACTCCTGAGATAGAATAGAGTACACACCACCAAGGGCTGTCTCTAGTTCCTGAGCCATGAAGCGTACTTCTTCTGCTGTTACACGCTCTGCTGATCGTTGTACAGAGGAGTTAAGCAGGAAAGCAGCACCAAGTCTATCGTTAATCATACGCATAGTCTCTAGTGCAACACGGAAATCACCACCTTTGGCTACCTGTAGGGTAGACACATCGTTACTGTCACCCTGTAGGAACGCACCATTAGGTGCAGCAGCTAGGTCTTTAGTCTTTGTAGTACCATTAGGCCGTACAAGGAACAATACCTTAGCTGATGCTGCGCTGCCCTGTACAATAGCTTTAGTTAAAGCCTCAAGACTGCGTAGATCACCAATGTATTCCTCAATAAAGCCACGCCCATAGTCTTCACCATCAATACGGATGAACCGTAGAGGGATGAAGGGGCTTTGGTCTAGCTTAAACTTACCCCTAGTCTTCTCAATAGTAATACCAGCTACTTCCTGTACTACTTCATACCTGTTATCCACACGCTTCAAGCATGTGTACAAGTCGTAGCTCTTAACAGGTGTGTCTGATGGTGGGATCATGTCCTTCACTTCATCAGGCAGTGTAGATGGAGCCATAGACTCCTTGGTAATAATCTCTAGTACGTTACCCATAGTGTCACGCTTGGCGCAGTAACGGTCAGGCCGGAATACTTTCATTCCACCTTCTTTGGGCATGTAGACAAGAGCATTACCAGTAACGATAAGTAGCTTCAGTGCCTCAAATACAGGCACACGAATAGACTTACCTTCAATCTCTTGCATGGCAGCACGTTCAATACGTGCAAGTCCTTCTTCTACCTGACCACGGTTCTCACCTGCTAGTTGTTGCAGGTCAAAGTCATCAATGGTCAGCCGAAAGAATGGACTGTTTGGTGGTAGCAGGGCAAGCAATAGCTTTGATGCTAGGTTGTTTACACCTCTTGCTCCAATACCCTGATAAGGTGTGGCATAAATAGAAGAACTACTATGACCTTCCTCTGGTAAAAGAGTAGGAATAGTAAGCCTTGCTGCTTCTCGCCCTCGTTCTAGGAACGTGTCTCGTTCACTTTCTAGTTGGCTGTAGCGTTTAGCTACTGTACCTACGTCTTGTTCCATGTGTTATTCCTTATACAATAATCTTGCTCTTATACTTTTTCATACGCTCACTCTGTTCAATAACAGGTGCAGATGATTCAGTATCAGGCATCATGTCAGTAGGTTCGGCTAGCATTTCTTCCTCATCATCAGCATCTCTGCCCATGAGTTTCTTAGCTTCGCCAGTGTTCCATGTTAAAGCACCCATACTGATCTCCTATGCGACAGGGATGTTCAACCCTGAGCCACCCTCACCACCTACGTTAGCAGCAGCAGTCTGAGTTACCAAGGCTTTCTTGCCTCTACGTCTTTTCTTCATTCCTGCGCCTTCTGTTTCTACAGCGGCTTCAGCTTCATCACCCATATCCCTAGCAGCAGCAGTGGCTGGTGCAGTAGAGGGGGCTGCGATAGAAGGTGCTTTCTTTTTTGACACACCTAAGGCTCGTCCAATAGCTTTAACTGCTCCCATCTTACACTCCTGTCGTTGGAATTTGCAAGCCAGAACCAGAACTACCTGTCTGCATAGAGGTATCTACGGTATCAATACGTAGCTTACGCTTGCCTTTTTTCTTTTGAATTTGATCTGCTTCTAAACCCTGATCGGCAAGCTCAATGTCTGGCGTCTTTGCAACAGCAGTCACTGGTCTAGCAGGTGCTGGCATTGGCTTAGGAGGCTTTGGTCCGAATAGTCCACCCATTTTTATTCCCCATAATCTTCGTTATAAATATCTGTAAGTTTCTTTACTACTGACTGTTGGCCTCTGAGAAAAGCTAATTCCTCAGAGGTGATTTGTTCATGCGGAAGCTTATCGGGATAAAGTTCCTGTAAAGCGTTTAGTAAAGCAGTAGTAATGTTCAATGAATATCCTAATACATTCACCATAGTAAGTTCACTTTCGCTAAGAGGTACACTTTAGATATCTACTAACTCACAAGCACCAGCCGTACATGCTAATGTCTGGCTACCTGATGTAGTATCCACCTTTTCATATGCAGATAAAGCTGACCAATCAATCTTAGAAGGCATCTGTTTCTTGAGTTCTTCATAAGTTTCTTTATCAACATCCTGATAGGGAGCCTGTGCATATGTGTGGTCACTGTGTGGTAGGAATGAGATGCCTGAGCAGATGTCAAAGTTCTCATACACCCATGCACCTACTGCCATCCACTCTGCATCCTTGACTGTGATAGTCACTGATGGTTTGTGTTCACACCAGTTAAGGGCATAGTTCTTCCACAGTTCTAGCTGCTGTAGTGCAGTCATATCGTTACGAGTAACAGCACCTGTTGGTGACTTAGTAGGGAAGCTGAACACTGTAGTAGAGTCTGGCTTCATCACACATGGTTCAGCAGGGATACCACTGTCCTTCATAAACTGTGTCAGTGGGTCTTTGTTATCTCCACGTACAGTACGGATGTAGTACTCGCTGTGCCGTGCATGAATACCTGATGCACTATCTACTAGCTGTGACACAGTACCAGATGGTTTAACACAGGTGATAGCAGTAGAAGCAGTGACACCTAGCTTGTCAGCATAGACACGGTTCACATCAATGGCCTGTGCTTTCAACTCTTTCAACCAGCGTGGGCTGTCAACAGTCTTAGCCAGTACATTGTTATCCATGATACCTGTCAATGAGACACCAAGCAGACGCTCTTCTTCAGTATTCTTCTGCCAAATCTTACGCAAGTAAGGCATCTTAGTGAAGGTAGACTGTGCTGTACCAAGGATAGTAGCAAGCCGTACCTTACGGCGTAAGCTTTCAAGGTCATCACTCTCACGTACCACTACCTCTGTTAGATTACAGAACTGGTATGGGCGTAGGATGATCTCAGAGCAAGGGTTAGTACCCCACTCATGTCCTGTCTCCCTGCGTCCATTCATCTTAACATGGTTGTCTGCTGCTGTACGTGAGAAGATACCACGCTCACCAGACTTAGATTCCACTAGGGATAACCACTCACGCATGAACCCTTCCATGTCAGGCTTGTCTGTGTAGGCTACAGAGTTATTAGCCAACGCACGTTGACCCTCGTTCTCCCACCAGCTACCAGACTTAGCGTGTGCCATGCGTCCATCACTGAGGTTAGACAGGCTAATCATAGCTGAACGGCGTACACCACCCACTACCACAACCTCACCAATCTTACACATGATGTCGTGACACTCAATGCTAGTTAGCTTACGTCCTGATGCTGCCTTGAACTTAGCCACAACAAACTTGAACAAGTCATCAAGTGGCTCAGGTCCACTGGCTCTTCCACCAAAGGTCTTCAGCCTAGCACCTGCTGGACGGATAGCAGATAAGTCCCACTTAGGAATGTCACCTGAGTAGAGGTGAGACAACAGCTTGTGTAGTCCCTTAGCCCAGCCTTCCTTACTATCCTTGACTGCAATGATATCATCACTGATGTCTAGTGCTTCAGGTACATCAGGCAGCTTGGCAATAGACTGACGCTCCACACTAAAGCCTACCCCTGTACCACATAGTAGGATAAACATAGCCTCATCAAAGGCACGGATGTGATCCACTGGTAAGTAACTACAGTTGTAGATACAGGTGTTGTCACGCTCTGCTGCTGGACCTGCTGTCATCAAGGCTCTCATGCTAGGCATTACTTCTAGATTGAGGATAGCTTCTTCAATCTCTTCTAGGTCTTTAGCTGGTAGGCCAGTAGTAGCAATGTAGTTGATGTATCGCTGTACTGTCTCAGTCCAAGTCTCGCGTCTGTTCTCTTCTTCTAGCCATCGTGCATACCTACTGGTAGCAATGAATGTCTGGTAGTCTGTAGGTAGCTGATTGCTTATCATCTGTTATCTCCGTTCCCTTGTAGTACGCCACGTTCCTTGCGGCTCTCTAGTTTTTGTATGTTCATGGCAGCTATAACTTGTAGACTATAGTTAATATCTCTAGCCACTGCTGCCACATACCAAAGCACATCACCTAATTCTTTAGCGATCTCATGTGCCTCAGCTTTAATATCTTTACCATCTCTAACAATCTTCTTTATCTTCTCTGCTACTTCACCTGCTTCACCAGCTAGGCCAAGGGTAGGGTAGATTAGTTTGTATTCTTCAGGATAGATAGCAGTCTCATTGGCACGTTGTTGGTACTCATTAAAGTCCATTACTCTTCTCCAATCTCACCACCATCATTCTTAACACAGTATACCTCAGTGACATAGTTGAACCCCATGCCCTGCAAGAAGGACTTAAAGTTATACATCAAGTCAGGTAGGTATCCTTCTGTCTCAAAAGAATGTTCAATAGTTCCTGTAACATTTCCATCTTCATCTGTATGCTCACACTTGAAGGTAATATAATCGTTCACCAGTTTACTCCCTTAGTTTTTTCCATAAGCTCTACCATCTTCTTGAGATACCAGATAGCTTTCTCTGCATCCTGAATAGGGTTGCCCTTCTTGAACAGGCGTGAGCCTGTATACTTAATGACGTTACCATGACAGTAGCTGATGGCATCCCAATCACCTAGTACGTCAACGATGTAGTCAATAGTTTCAATGCCATTAGCTGCGTAATGGGCAGGGCTGTTTACCATGTCTGCTTGCTGCTTCATAAACTCTTCATGTCTCATTGGGGTTGCCATAGATACACCTCACCTGTCTCTGTGTTGTACT